AAATTTTTAGTTTCAAGCATAAATATACTAAGAAATTTTGACCGATGTGGGTAATAATTCAGTCATCGGCTTAAAATCAGGATTTTCTAAAGTATATATTTCGTATATATTTTTAAACATTTTAAAATTTTTCTCAATATCATTGACAAATTTCAACTCCCATCCTTTACCTTGTATCTTTCCGTTTTTACCTTCCCCACGTGTATTAGCTTTTACCCATAATATACCTGTATGGGTTACTTTTTCATCGTGTGTTTCATTCCAAGCTGTAGCATAAGCGGCTAATTGTAAATCATAAGACGTATGTAAACTGTTCGATGTTTTAAGATCTAGCAACCATATGTTATCAAATAATCTAACAACTAAATCCGCAGTACCTGCGTATTTGTGTTCGTCTGAAAATAAATGATATTCTGTTGCTATTAATTCTGGTTTATGTGTATTCCAAAAATCAGCAAAACGTAAAATCATTCTCCAAACATCTAGATTATACTTAGCATTTCCAAACTCATCAATCCAAGTAATTTCTTTACCATTTAAAAAATCATCTACCGCGTTGTGTACTTGAGTACCCTCGCCTGCTGCTTTAGCTGCAATAATATCTGAATTATGTCCTACATCCTTCAACCAAGAATGGAAGAATTGGTTTTTAGGAAAATAATTCAAGATTGACGTTACTGAAGGGTAGTAATTACCTTCTCGTCTGTAAAATCTACTGTCTAAAACATTAACTTGTTTATCCCCTTCAGCGTATTCAACAATACGTTTGATTTTAGGATCTTTGATAATGTTTACATTTTTTTCGATCATATTAATTGTAATTTTTTTTCAAGCAAACTCTTTAAATTAAGAGGTTGTGTTTGCTCAATTGTGTTGAGAAATTGTTCAAAACCAATTTCATTAGCATCTTTACCTTCCATTTCAACTAAGTATACTTCTTTACCATATGACATTAATCTTTCAGCTTGTTTTAAAGCATCTTTTCTAGCATCATTATCTAAAGCAATATAAATACGATTTACGGAGGATTCAACTAATTTCTTCATTAGTTTATCATGTAATACTTTACCAAATAAAGGTATAACATTACGTTTAATTGTTAATGCATCAAACATACCTTCAACAAGTATGATTGGTGCATCCCAATTTATATATAGTTCAAAACCAATAGCGTCTTTAGATGCTACAGGTGGGTTTTTATATTTGCGATCTGAATCTTTATAAGCTCTGGCTATAAAATAATTTAGTTTGCCTAATTCATCATATGATGGTATAATAACTCGTTCAGCATAAGGTCCTTCCTTACAAAAACCAATATTGTATTTTATAACATCTTCATTAGTAATACCACGCTTAGATAAGAATTTAAAAGCATGTTTTGATTCGATTTGAGCTATTCTATCAGTTATAAATTTTTCATTATTGCTAAATGAAATAAATTCTTTAGGTAATTCTAAAGCACCTTGTTCAATAGTTTTATCTTTTTTATTTGGTACTACTAAAATATTTAATTCATCTATTTTAGATTTAGGTGCTTTAATTTTCTTAAATAATGTAAGTAGAGTTTTACCCTTAGCACCACATACCCAACAATGCCAGAAATTTTCACGTTTCTCTGTTGTACGTAAACTAATTTCCATCTTGTTTTTATGGTGAGTACAGAATGGACATTTAAAGGCATAGTTGCCTTTACTAGTTGATTGTCCTTTACCTAGTACTGATTCGACTAGGAATAATAGAGCTGTATTATCCATAACCTCAAATATACGATCTTACTCTGACCCTAACAAATCTTTTCGGTAGAATTTACCTAATATATTATCGTTCATGTAACGATCATCTTCTAGAACATTGTACTGAAATAAGCATTTAGTTTCCCAGTATGTTAATTCTTTTTTATTTCTACATAACATTAACACGTAACGTTTCATTTCGTCTTTTGGAAGTGATTTTACTTCTGTGTTTGATCCGTAATATGTTTTCCAATCACTTTCCTTAACTACTGTTTTTTTAGATGGTCTTTTGCCTCTAGTAACAGGAATTTCAGCTAATTCTTTCTTACCTAATTTTTTTGTTTGAGTGTGTTGGAATGCTTTTTTACCAATGTAAGTACGGCCTGTTTTAGTATGAACAGTCATATAAACATAACCATAATATTCAGTAATATCAAACGATGGATCTTTAATCATATCCTCTACCTCAGTAGCAGGACCTAAAACTTGAAACATAACTATAATTTTATTTTAAACGTCGTATTTAACGACAAATGTCATATCAGTATCTGGAGATATCAAAATTGGTTTACTAAACTTAGCAACAGCTAATAGATCATTATTATCATTATATAAACCTATTTGTGTTGTATAAGTAGTAAATTCAGAACCAGTAGCAAAATCTTTTACTATACCACCAATATAACTACCATTTACAATTGTTGGATTGTAAGATAGATTAAAATCACTTTCTTCAACTAAACATCTAACCTCGTTTTCCTCGATTATATGTTCGTTTTTAAATGATAGTGTAAAATTTCCTAAGTAAGCCATTTATTTAAATATTTTATTTTATGGAGCACATACTGTTTGAGCACAATTTATACAACCTGCTGCTTCACATTCTGCTAATGTAGCATAACAAGAACCAGGAACAGAAGGACATGTATAATTAGTTGTACAAGCCGTTGCACAGTCAGAATTTGAAGGAGCACCATCTAAATTAACATCATATGTTGGCCCTAACACTTCAGTTTGTAGTTGGTAAGTAAATGACCCTACTTTATAATATAATCCATTAGATGTTGATAATGCTGTACTTGATCTACCTACTACATCAGGTGTTACTTGAGTACAGAAATTATTACAATCAAATTTTCTAACTGAATAGTAGAAATAAGTTACTGTAGGTGTTGGAGTCTCAGTTGGTGTAGGAGTTGGAGTCGGTGTTGGTGTTGGTGTAGGTGTAGGTGTTGCAGTTGGTGTAGCTGTTGGAGTATCAGTTGGTGTCGGTGTTGGAGTCTCAGTTGGGGTTGGTGTTGGAGTTGGGGTTGGTGTTGGTGTAGGTGTCGGTGTTGGAGTTGGTGTAGGGGTTGGTGTAGGTGTAGGTGTAGGGGTTGGAGTAGGGGTAGGTGTTGGGGTGGGGGTTGGTGTTGGTGTTGGAGTAGGTGTAGGGGTTGGAGTAGGGGTAGGTGTTGGAGTTGCATATAAATTTATTTTTTCAACACTACAACAACAATCACTATTTGTGTTTACTATTATTATTTCCTCGATAGCTCTATCTACACGATATGTCTTACCTGCTGCTAAACTACCAGATGTTATATTTTCTTCAAGTAGATTGTCACTTAGTATAGACGAATGATATATACTAAAGGGACCTGAAGTCGTACCTGAGGTGGATCTGATTGTTATTTGTTTTTTAGCCATATGTTATAAATATTACTTTTAGCAAACAGAACCTCCACTATTACCCTTATTACCGTTTGCGTTATTTGCTGTAACAGCAATTCCATTTACACTTACTATAGATACAGTAAGTCCACTAGCACTGGTGCTACCGTTATTTACTACTGCTATTGTACTTATCACAGAGTTAATAGTATTATAACTAAAAGTAATTTCTCTTTGTAAATTCCAACCCATTGGAGTTCCTACAGGGAAACAAGAAGATTGAATACTACTACTTGTTGCATCATTAGATAAAGTTAAATCAGCTCTACCCTCAAAATTAACTGCATTTCCTCCTGTACCAGAAAATACAGCTCTTATTACAACTGTATCACCAGTATTAAAATCTCCACCTAATTGATAGCTTGAATTATTACCTGATCCTGGGTTAGTTAAAGTAATTGTATAAATTGGTGTAGGTGTCGGGGTTGGTGTCGGGGTTGGTGTTGTTGGTGTAGGGGTTGGAGTTGGAGTAGTAGGTGTAGGTGTAGGTGTAGGGGTTGGAGTAGGTGTAGGTGTCGGGGTTGGAGTTGGGGTTGGAGTAGGTGTAGGTGTTGGAGTAGGTGTAGGGGTTGGGGTTGGGAATCTATACGATTGTGCATCACAACAACAATCAGGATCATCACTTTTTACAATTAACGAAACAGCGTTATCAGGAATATTACTAATAACAAAATTAGATAATAAACTAGTTTGAGCAATACTTCCGCTAAGTAAATTGCTAGGTTTAATTTGATCATAATACACACTGTAAGTACTTGTACTTAGAGGTGCTTCTGATCCTGTAGCTGGAACTATTTTTATGTTGTATGAAAATGCCATTTAATTAACTTGGTTTTACTACTTCTTGGGCTCCTATAATAATAGCCGTATTGGTTGGGATATTATATATTTCACCATTATAAGGTATTTCTCTAAGATTTGAATTATTACCTAATAATTCTATAATTTTTTCTTTAGCTTCACTTTCCGTGTTGCTTATTGGAAAATAATATACGAAAATCTCAGCTGGATTCCCAGCTGAGTCTTGAAAATTATATTTTACTGTTACTTTATAATTTGCCATAAATTTTATTTTAAGAACATCCGTTACATTCAGTATTTATTGTACAACTGCTCGGCAATCCACATTCATATATTGTCATTGCCTCATCAAATGTATAAGGTGTATCACCTAATGTTACACATCTAAATCTATATTGACCTGCACTTACTACAGCACTAGTAGATCCTATACCACATCCATCATAATATACAACTCCACTTAAGCTATTTTCATTAAAGAATGTCCAGCAAACACAATCTGATGGTGTTGGTGTTGGAGTAGGTGTAGGTGTTGGTGTTGGAGTTGGGGTTGGTGTAGGAGTAGGTGTTGGGAATGAAGAACAAGCAGTACATGATTGAATTCTTGACATTGAATTAGCACCTGAGTTATGATAGTAAGTAGAAACATTTCCTCCATTAGTAATATAGAAGGTACCTGTACCTAAACTTGTAAATCCACTAGCATAAAGAATATTAGATGAACAGAAATCAATCTCATTACCTGTTGCAAAAATACTACTTCCTCCATTTATACAAACATATTGTGAAGATATAGTTGAATATTGAATTAATCCACCAAATACAGGAGTAGGGGTTGGTGTAGGGGTTGGAGTAGGTGTAGGTGTCGGAGTAGGTGTAGGTGTCGGAGTTGGGGTTGGTGTTGGAGTCGGAGTTGGAGTTGGTGTTGGTGTAGGTGTTGGTGTTGGTGTAGGTGTTGGTGTCGGAGTAGGAGTAGGACAAGCAGCACAAGCTTCTTGAGCTAAACCTGTTGTTGTATTGATTGGTGTACTTCTTCTCTGATAGTATCTACTATTAGTTCCATTAGATAACCAAAAATCACCACCTAATGTAATTTCTTCAGCAATTATAGAAGCATTTACTGTAGTACTATCACATATTCCTGTTCCATTTCCTGTGAATGAGTATTCACCAAATCCACCATTACAAGCATCTTCACCACTTGCATTACTTATATAAGCAGTAAATGGAATAGGTGTTGGAGTTGGAGTAGGGGTTGGTGTTGGAGTAGGAGTTGGAGTCGGAGTCGGAGTTGGAGTTGGTGTAGGAGTTGGGGTTGGAGTAGGTGTAGGGGTTGGTGCTACATTATTACATGTTTTACAAGCTTCAGCTCTTGTTGCTTGATTGCTAGTACCACTATGGAATATTTTTACATAATTACCATCATATGCTAACCAATATGTTGTTGTTCCTAACGTAGTAAAGTAGTTACTTGTATATGTGTTGCTTTCACATAATGTTAAAGCACTTAATTGAACTGATATTAATGTTCCTCCATCACAAGCTAAATAACCTGAAGGTTCTGTTGTAAAGAAGTATGCGCTAATTAATGGTGGGGTTGGTGTAGGAGTTGGTGTTGGAGTTGGGGTTGGAGTTGGAGTTGGAGCAGTAGGAGTAGGGGTTGGGGTTGGAGTTGGGGTTGGGGTTGGACATGCGGTACAAGAATTAACTGTTGTTGCATTATTTTGAGTTCCATTTCTTAAGAATGTTCTACTATTTGTTCCATCACTAACATAAAATTCTTGACCAGTAGTCATATCAGCAAATACATTACCAAAAGGATCTGAAGATAATCCTGTAATTGAAGTGGCATTACATAATGTGGTGCCCATAACAGATATAGTAACATTATTATATTCACCACCAGCACAAGCTGATATTTCATCTATTAAGCTAACATATCCTGCAACAGAAACTGGTGTTGGGGTTGGAGTAGGGGTTGGAGTTGGTGTCGGTGTTGGAGTTGGTGTCGGTGTAGGTGTTGGAGTAGGTGTTGGAGTAGGTGTTGGAGTAGGGGTTGGAACATTAGGATTACAGTTAGTAAATGAACCAGCTACATATAATATTTTATTATTTGGATTTGGAGAATTAATAGATTGTATTGTTACATTAGTAACATTAGTATCTTTAGTAATTCCACTTGGATAAGGAACATAAGTAATACCTTCAGCTGATGCTGTTGCGTGTATAATATATCCTGCTGTTTCTGGATCATCTGTAGAAGCTAATAATGTCATATTAACAGGATAATATAATGAAGATGAAGCTGATCCGCTTGCTCCGCTTATATTAATTCCATAAGGTTGGCCTACAGAATAATCTGTAAAGCAAACTTCAGTTAAATTAATTGATAATGTAACTGGTGTACTATACGCAAAAGGATAAGGATATTCATATACATCAAAAGCATAATACCATCCTGGGGTTGCTTCGGAATAACTTGCTGTACTGGTATTAGAGTTATAAGTATAAAGTGAAGAAGTATCAGGTAAACTAAATCCAGCTTTTAAACGACTATCATTATATAAAGTATTAAGATCAAGACATGGTGTTAGAGGATAAGAAATACTATCATTTAATTCACTATATGATATGTCATACCAATACCAATCACTAGAGTATCCTTGATTTGAAGTTTGAATAGTATATGTAGCTGAATTTACAAGAGAAGTTACTGTAGTATCTCCTGAAGAAGCCATTGTTAGAACATCAGATACAGAGCCACTTATTGTTTTAAAGAATGTTCTATAAGACGAATATCCATTAAGAGATCCTGATGGTACAGTATAGTATCCGTTAAGTACTTTTTTAGTTCCACTAGGATCATAATATAAAGATTTTCCTACAGTTAAACCAGCATTGTTTGTATCACTAAAGAAACAACTTCCCGTATTAGGATAAGTTTCTAATTTAATTTCATGAGTAAAAGTAAATAAAGCACCACTTGCACTTGGATGAATTGTACCATAACTTGCAGAAGCAGCACTAGAAGCTGTTATTGAATTAGCGTAAGCTAAAGCTTCAGCATTAGCTTCTGCTTGAGAAACAGTTGATATAATAGTTCCTTCAGGAATTGTAATAGTAACTGTTGAAGGAAATTCTAATAAATCTCCACAAGTATTTAAAGGAGTAAAAGTAACGAATTGGGCTACATTTTTATATGTACCACTTATTGCATCTGGTTTTCCTGAGCAATATGGGAGAGCCAATAGTTTCATGAAATCATAAACTATAGAACCTGTGTCTCCTGTGTCTACAGGAATTGAATATGATACTCCTTTTTGTATAGGATCATTATTTATTAATCCATTTAAAGTATAAGATAATTCTTTATTTGATATAGAAATACTTGATGATTGGTTATAAAAATATATACCGTCACAATAATATTCTGATTTTGATGTGGTTAAATCCGTATTTGTATATAAAGTGGTTCCATTATTTAGATAGGGAGTATTTGCATATCTATATTTTAAATTTATAGTAGGTTCATAAACAGGAATTTTTATTGGTTGTAATAACTTATATATAATAATTGCAATTTCAATAATTAATATCCATACTCCTAATGAAAGACCTAAAAAGTTAAGAGAAAATCCTGTATATCCACCACCACTAAGTTTTAAAAATTCAGAACCATTAATTAATTTCCATATATTGAATACTATATTTCTAATAACTTCTTTTGCACTACCAAATACTGCCCAAACTTTTGGATTCCACCAATTTAAAAAAGCAGCTCCAGCAGCAATAAGAATATTTTCTAAAAATTGTTGATCTGATTTTAATTTTACTCCACTTGCTAATAAAAATCCAGCAGATAAATGTTGTAGAGCATGTTGAAATCCAGTAATAGTATGTACTAATCTATTACCAAAATCAAATTGAGTAAAATAATCAGCAGCTGATTGGGCTGTAGAAGCAGCACCTAAATAATATCTATATGAAGAAGGTTGAGTTAAAGTAGAAGAAGTTAATACTTGTTTAACTTTTCCTGCATTTGACATATAAGGATAAACAAAATTTGGCATTACATACCCATCAAGATCAATTCCCCTCCAAGATTTAACTTCTGATTCTTTTTGGTTGATTTTTACTTTAGTCCAAGGAAAAGCATTTGCTTTATAAAGTTCAACATATCTCTGAATACCAAAAGATCTTTCTAAATCACCGCCAATTTTATAAGTATTACTACCATAAGAATAATAATAAGGAAAGGCATACTGAGTAAAGTTAGGAGCAGCATATACTTCTGTATTTGTAGTCCAAGATCCTATTGGGGTTGCTGAATATAGATAGGTTTTAAGTTTAGCGTTATTAGCAGCATCATATGCAGAATAAGCATGCATATCTACTAAATACTTATACAAAGAACCTACATCAGTACAATTATATCCCAAAGTTATTGTTACATTTGAAGGTAATGTACCTCTTCTTCCCACAATAAAACTGATAGGAACATATTGAGAGATATTAATTCCACTATTAACGATAGCATACAATCTTGTGGTTTGTCCTGGTTGTAATTTTATATAGCTTCCTGCAAAAGGTGGTGTAAAAAGACCACTTAATGTTGTTGAATATGAAACTATACTATCAGTATTATATAAAGAAACAGCTACTACATCTGCGGTTCCTGTGACTGTGTAGCTAATATCTAAAGTTATATAACCATAGTTAGTATTACCTAAATCAATTTGTCTACTTTTATTAGCCCACTTATAATTGTTGATATTACCTAAACCTAATGTTTGAGCAGCGATATCCGCACCTATAGGTCCGCTAGAAGTGAAATTCGATGATGAAAATGATATGGTTGCTGAATTATTAAGTGGCATATGTTATTTATAAATATTTTAGCATGTTAAAATTACGTCTGTACAATATCCAGTTAATGTTTTAGTTTGTGTTGGTCCTGCAGATACTTGATATATTGGTGAACCTAATATTGTGTTTAGTTTGTAATATCCCTCATCAGCTGTGGTTGTTAAGTTAACATCTTTAAACCAAGTTAAACCAGCATAATTAGAACCTGTTAATAAATTACCATTATAATAAATAGTTTTAGTAACAGCACAAGCATCACAAGCTGTTGTTCCTATTGGATCTGCATTATAATAACAGAATGAAGCAGAAACTACATTTCTATCAATTATAGCATAATATATACTACCTGTATTTGTTAATGGAATTTGAATAGTATTAGCTGTTTCAAATATACTTGCTTTACTACTAGAAACAAATGACCATCCTAAGAATGTTGTACCACTACCCACCACAGCAGTAACACTAACTTGTGTATTTCTGCTACCTGTTATTCTAAAGCTTGTTCCTCTATTTTGAGATCCTGAAACGAGTATAGCAGGATAAAAAATATTACCTGTTGCTAAAGGATTTAATGAATTATCTATTTTAAATGTTGCATCTAATGTAGCACAATCAGTTATTGGAGATCCTTCAACAATTGTACCAGTAGCATCTTTAATAGCAGGATAATAAATTTGTCCTGATGGTACTGATGTAGCATCAAATGGAGTTGTAGTGATATTAGTATATGACCAAATTGGATTACCATTAGAATCTCTAGATATACTTGCAGAATATGGAGCTACACCACCTGTGAAATTAAATCTTATACTTGGTGTTACACAATTATAAGATATAGCTGTTAAAAATAAGCTTTGAGTTGGGAATAAAGCTTGGAATGCATTTATTACAGGTCCACAACTAGGAATTGAAACTGTTCCTTCATTTGATGTTACCCAAATTTCAGCTACACCGTTTCCAGTTAAACAAGGTGTACCACATCCACAAGTAGCATTCCATAATATAATATCAGTAAATCCAGCGGGGATTGTAGTATCAAATGGAGTACCATTAGTTAATGAACCCGATACTCTAATATCAGTAAATGCAGGAGCATCTAAAGTAACAGTAACTGTTTGAAGATCTTCATATTCATTAGGGAATGAATAACACTCTCCTGTTACATAATCTAATAGAGATACATTATAACAACTTAATTTTGGTGAAGTAGAACCTGAAATTACATATGATTTACCTGCACTATAAGTTACAGCTTGATTAAATATTTGATTACCACTACCACTATAGTAAGTATTAGTATTATTATGTATTAAAGTACCATTTTCATATACTAATAACTTAGCACTTCCTGTTGTATAAGATCCCCAGAAATTAGAAGGGGTTGCTTCAGCAGCTTCTAATTGAATAGTATCAAGTGTATCACCATTAACATTGGTTGTAAAGTCACCTGAGAAATAATACCAAGTTCCATTTACTCTAATATTAGCATCTAAGAATGTTGGAGATGCATTATATTCTTCTAAATGAATTGCTAATGAGGCTGATGCAACTGGTGTAGGTGTTGGTGTAGGAGTTGGTGTAGGGGTAGGTGTTGGGGTTGGAGTTGGTGTTGGGGTAGGAGTAGGGGTTGGAGTTGGTGTTGGAGTTGCTTCAGTAGGTGTTGGTGTAGGGGTTGGAGTTGGAGTTGGCGTCGGAGTTGCCTCAGTAGGTGTTGGAGTTGGCGTCGGAGTTGCTTCGTTGCTTCTGTTGGGGTAGGAGTAGGGGTTGGAGTTGGAGTTGGTGTTGGGGTTACTTCAGTAGGTGTTGGTGTAGGTGTTGGTGTAGGTGTTGGTGTAGGGGTAGGTGTTGGGGTTGGAGTTGCTTCAGTAGGTGTTGCTGTTGGTGTAGGGGTTGCCGTTGGCGTCGGAGTTGCTACAGTTGGTGTAGGTGTTGGCGTCGGAGTTGCCGTTGGAGTTGGAGTAGCTACAGTTGGAGTAGGTGTTGGTGTAGGCGTTGGCGTTGGTGTTGGGGTTGCTGCTGGAGTTGGAGTTGCAACAGTAGGAGTTGGTGTTGGTGTTGGAGTTACTGTAGGGGTTGGTGTTGCTACGGTTGGGGTTGGAGTTGGTGTTGGGGTTGGAGTAGCTGTTGGGGTTGATGTTGGTGTTGGTGTTGGTGTACTTACTATAGCTACCCAAGCCTCATAAGGAGGACATTGATTTGAAGCATATGCTTCTAAAGGAGATGTTTGGAAATTATAATAAGTTAATCCTTCAGCTTTAGTAACAATTTTATTACCAGTAGGAGCTGGATTGGATGGATTAATTAGAGTGCCCATTAAGGCTAAATCATCCCATGTTACTAAATAACCGTTTATTCTCACTATTTAATTATTTAAGTTTTGACTCTAATTCTTTAACCTTTTGAGTTAACTCTTGTACTGCTTTAATTAAAACACCAACAGTTGAGTTAGTATCCATTACATTTTGGTTTAATGTAGATAATTCAACAGGAGTATCTTCAGCGATAAATCCAATGTGTTTATTTGTTAAGTCATTTAAATAATTAAATTCAACTACATTTACACTATCTAATAAATTGATAGCTGATTTTTCAAATGGAATAATGTTTGTTTTTAATGTACGACTTGAATTTTGGAAGAATGATTGTGCTGTAGCAGAACCAGAAACTGTTAATGAACCTGTAACTACTAATACAGAGCCATCAAATTTTAAATTTTGTTCACCATTAACACTACCGCTATTACCAGTAGCTGTTAAAATATAGTTATTTGTATTATTATTAATACTAAGAGGAGAAAATACTTCAGTCCATGCTTCTGCTGGGTTTCCAGAACCAGCTAATGGGAAAAAGTCAGGATCATCTCTTGTTTGGGTTGGATCTAACCAAACCATTTTTTGAGCATCGTTAGCAGCTTCAAATTGAGATGCACTTACTTCTGTATTTGAGCCTGATAGTTTTGGTCGTAATTGATAGAATTTTTTTTCTTTAATATCATAAACAACCATACCAAACATTCTTCTTCCAGATGACCATCCATCTTCATTCATTTGAGTATCAATAGGAATACTGTATATATAACTACTAGAAGGAAATTCTTGATATCCTCCTACACCAAAATGAGAGAAGTGAGTACCATACTTAACAGTTTCTGAATTTACTGATAGTATATTTGTAAGTTTTATACCTGTTGATTGTATTGGAAAAAGTGCCATCTTTTATATAATTAATTTTAACATGCTGTTACTTGTGCGTTTATTGTTGTTCCTGCTGGTTGGTTAGCAAATAATCTATACATTCTATAGTTTATACCGTTGTATGTAAAGGTACCAAGTGCATTTGATGTTGCACCTCCATTTGGAGCAGGACCGTTAGGGAATAATGGAGTGTTTGTATCTATATAAGCAGTTATAGTACCCATAGATGTTGGGTGAGCAATATATGCTGCAATATCTGGTGCAGTTTGACCTGATTTTTGTGGGTAAGTTAAGTTATAAATAATAGATGCTTTATCAGCACATACATCGTGAGTATACGTTGTAATTCTATCATTTTGTGAAATTCTTCTACCTATATAAGTACTAAAATCTTCAGAAGCACTATTATATCTAAATGTAAATGTATTAGATGAATATGCTATAAAATCACTAGTAGCACCTGTACTACCAGGAGCAGCATAGAATACATATGAAATATTAGTTGGTGTTGGTGTTGGTGTAGGGGTTGGGGTTGGTGTAGGGGTTGGTGTTGGTGTAGGAGTTGGTGTTCCCGTTGGTGTTGGAGTCGGAGTTGGTGTAGGAGTTGGAGTCGGGGTTGGAGTCGGAGTTGGTGTAGGAGTTGGAGTTGGAGGTATTGTAATACAAACATTATTTGTACAAGTTCCAGTTGATACAACTTTTACAGCAGCAGTACCATCAGGCACTGTTGTAGAATAACCACTTCCTGTAATAGCTGATTTAGGTACATTTGTTGCAAAAGCAGATCCACTACATGATGTACAGTCACTAGATGTACATGTGTATAAATCAAAAGGACCTGTATCAGCCCCAGCGGTTGTTAATTTTACTATTATAGGAAGTGCCATGTATCAATAAATATTGTGATTGAATTAAATTTTTATATACCTATAAATATTTGAAGTTGATTAAGGTGTTATTAAACTAATATTGCCTACTAAAGTACATATTGGTGTTGGTGTAGGGGTAGGTGTTGGAGTTGGAGTTGGAGTCGGAGTTGGTGTACCTGTTGGTGTAGGGGTTGGTGTAGGAGTTGGAATATTTAAAGAAATATTACCCGTTAAATTACAATTTAATAAAGTAATTTCACCCACTAAAGTACATATTGGTGTAGGTGTTGGAGTCGGAGTTGGAGTTGGAGTTGGTGTAGGTGTCGGAGTAGGTGTACCTGTTGGTGTAGGTGTAGGTGTTGGTGTTGGTGTAGGTGTAGGTGTTGGAGTAGGGGTTGGAGTTGGAGTTGGAGTTGGTGATGGAGGTAGTGTTAGTGTTGGTGTTGGAGTAGGGGTAGGGGTTGGAGTTGGGGTTGGGGTTGGGGTTGGAGTCGGAGTTGGTGTTGGAGTCGGAGTTGGTGTTGGTGTAGGAGTTGGTGTTGCTATTGGAGTAAATGGTGTTGTTGAAGCAATTAATTGGAAATTACATCCAACATTTACAGAAGAAGCAGAAGTTGCAAATTTACAATCAATAGATTTAAGTAACTTAATTGTTATTTTAGCTTTATTACTAAGTACATTTCCACAACTACCTGTTATTGTACCATATATGCTATAATATGTTTCATAAGTTCCAGGAGTGGTTGTATTTAAAATAATATTATTTGTACTTCCACTTTGAATAATATAAGGACTTCCAGATAATATTAATGTTGAATAATCAACAGTAGTATCTCTACTATCTATGTAACTAGCAATACTACTTGAATTTATAGTATTATTATAAAAAGTAAATGTTGCTGGTTTAGTTAATGTAGGAAGTGGGAATATTCCTTGAAAAAGAGGATCTGTGATTATTGCTAAACCATGGGCATAAAATATATTTCCTACATGGTAATAATCATAATAGTAAAGATTACCAAAACCATCATCTTTAATACTGTATATAGATGAAGTTAAAACAAAGGTATTTGGTAATATTTTATTACCGTATATATCTTGATTAATTGCTATTACTCTAATACTAGCATTAGATCCTGTTGGAAAATTCTTAATTAAATTAGCATTATCATTATATATAAAATAAGATGCAGTTGGGCGTTGTTGGGAAGCAGACTCATAATTATCTAACGTAAACATTAATGAGCTAGTATTTAAACTAGCTGAATATGTTTGGTAGAATAAATGATTAATTTGATTATAAACTAGTCTTTCATATTGACCTTCAGTAACAGGGTCAGTATCGGCATTAAAACTATCTGTTAAATTAGTTCCTTTATAAATTGTAAAATACTCTGAAGATGTCGGATACGAGCACTGGTTTAAGTTCCACTGCTTGTTAGCGGCATACGGTACGACCGTAACGTCTGATTTGCTTAGTTTTTTGAACGCCGACATGCATTAATAGTCTAATTTAATTCTAATTAAGGCTTCCTTGGTAAAATCTTTTGTTAATGGTTTACTTAATTTAGCAACTGCCAATAACTCATTATTATCATTGTACATACCTACTGTTGTAACGTATGTTTGTGGATTGTTAATTAAAGTTGTGTATAATAAGTTACCATTTGCATCTATAATAGATGGGTTTGTTGTATAGTTAAATTCGCTATTTTTTACTCTTGTAAAGAAATATCTTGAAGATACTGTTTCTTGAGATCTTAATTGGAATGAAGAACCTGAAACTATTGAGTTGTAAAGTTTAACGTGGTTATTTTGAGGTGTACTAGTTGATGTTCCTAATGCAGTAAAATAAGGTAATAAATTTACTGTTGTGGAAGAAGTAGCATTTAAAACAATAATATCTAAATCAGGGAACATCATTCCGTAATAAGAAGATGAAGCCGCTGATGTATATGCGTTACCATTACTTCCACTAATGATATAAAATACTCTATTTTCACCAATGTAACGAGTTAAATTTGTAGTACCGCTATCATCTGTTAATCTAATTGAATTACTACCACTAGCTAAAGTTAAATTAAATGAACCAGGTAGTAAAGATTCTTTGTAGCGATTACGAGCTACATTAATTACAAAAATATCACTTCCTGTTGTAGCACCATTATCAAAAGAAAAATAAGCATCTTCAGTACCATAAACTAAATTTCTATATTCACCATATACTATACGAGAAGGTGAAGCACCAGTTACTGCTGTATTAATTAACTTAGAACCTCTACCGCTAACGTTACCATATTGGATTGCAAATTGTACTGAAGAACCAGAACATAATTCACAGTTGTTATAAACATCTAAATAATATTCTGAATAAGTACTAGCTGTAAAGAAGTTACTTATACTGTTGTTATCTCCACTCCATAAACCACGTACTACGGTTTCTGAACTGATTACTGAATCATCGGTGTTATATCTTGAGAATGACATATGTTAAATTAGATTGTTGATACTTTTTGAATATTCAAAGGAATAGTAATTCTAGCACCACTATCTCTACCAATTACTGTAATTGTAGTTGTTAATGATGATAATGTAGAACCAAATAATGTATTAATTGTTGTACCTGTAAGTGAGAATGAAGTACCAACTTGAGTTACAGATAAAACAGCTCCTGTTGTAGTATTTAAATCTGAAACTGGGGTTGTTGTTGTAATACCTGTTCCTGAGAATGAAGATACTAAACGAGAATCAGCAATTGTGGCTGTATATCCGTTTGCTTCAAATGTACTTGTAGCACCTAAGTAGTTAAGTGTTTGTGGAGTAATTGTTAATGAAGCTCCTTGACGTAATGAGATACTGTTATAACCTAAGTTAATAACTGGTAATTTAGAAGTACCACGAGGTAAAGTTACTAATTTATAACGCATAATTTGCGATTCGTTAGGAATAGCCTCTAAAATAGGAGTATTCTCAATTGCTTCACCATAGAATGCAGATCCAGATGGGTGATTTGGGTTGTACAAGGTATAATCAACTTCATCATCTGCTAATGCAAACTGTGTGATTTGAAATGAACCATCGTTACGAGCCAACAATTCGCGGCCCTTCGTGGTTAATATTGCATCTACTGTTACTGTCGTAGGATTTAAAATTGCCATAATTCTTTATGTTGTATATACTAATAAATATAATAAAATTCTAGATGTTATCCAAAAGTACCACCATTAATATCGTTAATTACTGATTGATCGTTAAGCAATTTTTGTTTAACTTCACGAGTAATAGTATCAATATTATCTAATACGTTACTGCTAATATTATCTGCTATTAAGAAACCGTATGATGTTTTACCATCTCTTTTTATAAAGTTTAATATTACGTTAGTTTCATCCTTAATTCTTGATAATAATAAAAATCTTCTATAATTATTTCCAGTTAAATTACTTATAGCTAAATTAGATAAAGGAGCATCAAGATTTAAAAATAATTTACCCCCCGTTACATCAATACTTAATATAGTGTATTCTAAAATACTTCCATCAGAAAGATAAAGTATTAATAAATCATATGGTTTTGGTACGAACGGATAATCCACATCACCATAATTATCATATAATGGGCTTATAGATCCAGAAGTTGGATTAGGAGCAAAATAATAATTACTTCCGTAAAAACTAGATAAATTTGGGGTGAGTGATATTGAAGATGATGCTGCTGTTGAAATATAAGGACAAGTAGCAACTGCATATCCAGTACTAAGAGCTAAAGATCCTATAGAAACAAATCCATCATCACCGGTTGCTAAAGTAGCTGTAATTGAACCAGCAGTAGCTCCCACTAATCGTAATTTAAATGAAATTTTATCATTAATATTAAAATTACTATAATTAGAATTACCTGAATATCCGTTATTAATTGTTAAGAATGATACCTGTGTTGTTGATCCTCCTGGAGGGATATAAGTACCACAAGTAGGGCCAATAGTATCAGTCCAATAATTTCCAAATACTTCATAATTTCGAGCACATATATCAATGCTATCTCCTGGTCTAACAGGTCTTGCTCTAAAGATTCCAGTATTGCACTCTTCCCATTGTACTGTTATATCATCATTTCCTTCATTAATTATATTATATTCTCTACATTCTTGTGATAAATCTCCAAAAAATAATGATTCACTTACTTCTTGAACTTTAGTTCCATTTTTGTACATTTCTAAACTCCAAGTAGCATTATTATTAGCAGGCATTTCTGTTGTTACCTTAACTCTAGCATATACAGCATATTGTCCTGTTTCTTGTACAGAATAAGTTGCTGGGGATGTTACTGTTGTGTTAGTCCAATAATTACTTCCTTGATTTACATCAATAGGGAAATTGAATAAATTTAACACATATCCTTCATTTAATGGATAACCTATTGTACCACTTCCTGTTATAAGATAAGATGAACTTAAATTTTGAGCTGTAGCTAAATACGCTGATGAATTTCCTTGGTTTTGGAAAGATATATCAGGATTATTACTACAGGTAGAAAAATATAGAATTGGTGAATAACTATATCCACTATTAAAAATAGATTTTTCACCATCAGTAGTTTTTTGGTTACTATATAGTTGATTATTAAATTGAGAAATACTACCTGTATCTCCCGCTATAAAAGTATTTTGTACTTCTTCCCAATGGTTATTGCGAAGGTTTAGTTCTGTTAAATTACCATCAATATCAACTAAATATTTTAAAACAGCATTATTACGTTTAGGTAAAAATCTATTAGGTATTATTTCTGAAAATAGTCCTAATTTAACTACATTTTTATCAATAACAGCAGATTTACCAAAAGATATATCACCGTTTGTATAATCATTATACTTAGCACTTGTCAATTTAACACCTTCATAGCGTGATAATTGATGTGTTCTTAAAGATTCGTATGAATCTTGTAATTCAGCTGGGGTGATTATGCTTTGAGTTGTGCCAAAAACATATTGTATATCTTGTCTATTTTTAGAAATTAAACTTTCAGAAACATTATTAAATAATACATTAAAATCAGAATGTAAAAATTTATTAATATTAATACTTTCACTCACCGCATGTTGAGCATTCCAAGAAGCAATTGTGCCTAATGTATATGGATTTGGGTTAGAATTTTCATAATAAGAATATACATTAATTGAACTTCCACTAATATTTCCATTATAATAAGCCGCTTTACTGCCTGATAATTTAGAATATAAGTTAGTATATTCAGTTGATATACCTACACCATCAATAGTACCTTCATTTGTTTCTATTTCAGATGTAGATGATGGATTAGCATAAGACCATTTATTTCTTTCTAATACAGGTGAAGAAATACTAATACCAGTAGATAGATTTGTTCTTGCAGGAACAAAATCTTTTAACATCTTAAATAATGAGTTGTCAAAGAACTGAATTAGTCTAGTAAAGCTATTATAATCTGTAGCTGCTATTGTTCCTCCACCTGCAGAGCCTGTGTATGGTACTACAGATGCACTTAATGGAGAATAATATTTGTGGCGTTCAATATTCAATGTTGAGTATGAACTACTATATTGAGCTCTAGGATCACCGATAAAATCATCTAAACTCCATGTTGTTGCATTGGCTGCAATAGATGCAGAAACAAATATATCAATTTTCTCTTGTGGAGAAAAAGAAATATCTACATAATGAAGATCATTTGTTCTAAATAAAGTTGATGATGTATTAGGTGTTTGTAAACTAATATTTGGAGATAATACACTACCTGTGATTGTATTAGATACAATTCTTATTTTATCATTATTAAATTCATCTAACAATCCTGATTTAGTATCACCACCATATTCTTTAACTTGTAATATACTGCCAGTAATACCGAATGTAGAAATTAATGTTTGTAAACCATAAGTTGTACCTTTAGTTTTTAATAATAAAGGTAAGTTATGATAAATTCTTTTATAAGATTCAGCTAATAAATCTTTACGAGGTATTGTATTTAAATAAGAACCAGTAGAAGTAAAATTATTATCAAAATTAGCACTACCACTTTCACCAATTAAAAAATTAACATTATCTGAATCTCCGTATTGGTTATATAGTTTAGTACCTAATGATTGTAATACATTGTATACTAAATCTTTAGATACACCTTGTTCAAGATTATTATTTGCTAAATTAACATCAGTTATTGCTTGTAAGAAAACCCAAATATTATCAAAATAATGACCAACCATATCAACAAATGTGACATAAGATGCATTATCATTATCATCTTTAATAAAAGATGGAAGAGTATTTACTATATAGTTTTGGTTATTATTATCATAATTTTCTGCACTAGATGTAGAAAATCCTAACCAAGTCTGAACTTGTGAAGACCCTGTAGGGTATAAAGAATAAGGTAAAGTTGATGAATTTTTAGGATAAGGAGTAATACCATAATCATTAGATGATGTTAAAGATCCACTTCCAAAATATAAATAATATTCAAATCCATCAAACTTAGAAATTATATTGTTAATACTAGATGTAGCAAAATTATAGTCATTAATTAAATCAGCTCGACTTGCTGTTAATGGAATATAAATAGATATATTTGTTTTATAATCCTCAATTTGTTTTACTTTATTATAAAACTTTAATACTCTTTGTTCAGCAGAACTAAAGAATACAAAATTTTCAAAATTAGTATAATCAGTATTAATATCAATATTTTGAGAAGTAATTAAACTTAATAATTGTTGATATGAAGATGTTGATATACTTTGTATATCATTTACTAAACTAGTATATGTTTGGTAGGATGTAGCAACATTATTTTGATTATCTATCTTAATACCAAAATTAGGACCTCTTAATATAGGTAGAGGTTCTGGTGTTATTAATTTGTCAAGATTAATATCAAAAAAATACGGATTTACTTTTTCTTTAACAACCCATAAACTTATTTTTTCTTGAATATTATCTGGTAATGGTTGGTATAATTTAAATAAAATTTCGTATCCTGATTCAACTTTATTTAATGCAACGTTTACAGCTACTGCTTGGTTATTATCACCAAAATTGATAAGATATTCAACAAAATAAGCTGAACTTGAATATTCATTAATAAGTGCTAATGAACCACTTTCAATTTGTTCGTTAGTTAAGATAGTAGATCCTACTCTTATTTCTGTTCTATCAGCTGAAATTTCTTTTAGAAATAATTCAGCATTAGGGTTTGAAATTTGATTATTAAAAAAGTTATATTGTACTTTAAATTCACCAGATGAATATCCTAAATTTCTTAAATCTAAAATAGGATCAATTTCAATAATAGGAAATGTTGAAACAGATTGACTGTAATTAGAAACAACACCAACAGCATTCTCATATGGAGCTGGATTTAATCCATATGTAGCTGGTAGTTTAAAATTCTTATAGTTGTAATTTGTGTTTAAAAGATTACCACCAGCATCGTATATAAAATACTCTATATAGTCATTTGATTGGCCAAAATTTTCTTGTATTAAATTAGAGGACAACAGATTAGTATCTTCGACATTGTAGCGAGATATTTCCTGTGTACTTAAAATTGAGCCTACTATTTGTATATTATTCGCCATTATTTCTTAGTCAAGTCGTTTATTGTTTGTTGTGCTTCAAGTACTTGTTGTCTTAATGATGTAATTTCGTTTAATAATGCTTGAATATCATCTTGACTAATACTAATACCTAAGTAATCAGCTTCACGTTGTAAAATAAATTGGTGAGAATTACTATCTCCTTCTTTAGGAATTTGATAAAATAATTCATCATACAATTGGAAAAAATCATCTATAGTAAAAGATAAAGTATCTTCAGTAGCCCCTTGATTTATCAATTGACTAAACTGAGTGTTAATAACTCGTCCGTAAGTATCCTTATTAAATACAGTTTTTTGTACTGGTATTTGAGACATTATCTTATAACTTTAAAAATATAATCTTTATCTATTACTATTGTTTCACCATCTTCTAAAACAGATTTAATTAAAATTTTATAGTAACGTTCAGGTTCTAATCCATTCATGTATACTGTAAAATAATTACTATTTGAATCACATCCTATTTTAGTACCAACCGTATCATAATCTACGACCATTTCTTCAGTATCCAAATCTTTTATTGCCCAATATGAAGTAGAGGGTAATGCTTTTTGATTTGAAAAATTTAAAATTGTTCTGAATGTAGTAGATGGATATAAATCTCTAATTGTAATTCTGAACTTTTGAACTGAATCTTGTTGGTATTCTGCTTTATTATTATTTAAAGTAGCAACAAAATAACTAGATGTAACTACACTTAATGAGCCTGTAGAATATGAAGTATCATTCCATCTTATTTCTAAACATGGAGGATAAACAGTATGAGTATTATCTGAGAAATATTTTAATTCAAATTTAGATTCTGATGTAAATTCTAAAGATGAAGAATGTTTTAAAATAAACCCATGGTTTGAAATAGAGCTACTATACCAAGCTGAAACTATATTTGTTGTTTTAATTTCAATATCTTTTGTACCATCCGCTGTGAATGATTGAGTATATTGATAATTTGAACTAGTCCACCAGTTAGCACCACCACTATTACCTGTTGAACTGTATGATCCTGTAGTGCCTGATGTGTAACCAGTAATTTGCCATGCATTAATATCTAATTCAGATCTAAATCCCCAACTTACCCCATTTGTTGTTATTGGAACATTTCCTAATCGTCCTGTTCCTCTATTCCATTCGGCAGATACAGGATGAGTTAGAATTGTATAGTCTAAAGGTACGTTAGAGGCGTTAGCTAATGATAACTTTAAATAAGTATCAAATGCACTGCTTGATACTTTATTAGCTATAATACTATTTATTTCGCTAGAAGGAAATTTAATTAGTATACGAGATACTTCATTAGTACTATTGATAGATTCGAATGTACTTAATTCTAATATTTCATCATTACCCGTGTTTAACGTTGGGTAAAATGAATAAATAGTAGCACTCTTCTCAGGGAATATTTTATAAACTGCCATAGTTAGTAATTACTACATATAAATATAGCAACTATTAAACTATTTTACGCAAGTAAAGCGTGATATTCTTTAAAATGCTTAATACGATCAGCTAAACCAATTGTACCACCGTTAACACGTTTAGTAATTTGTGTAACAACAGCGTCCGTTGCACCACCATCTGCTAATTTATGTAAGCCATTCTTATTAAAGAACCATGCAGCTGATAATAGAGCATATTTGCTAGCTACTACTGTTGGGTCTTTTGTTAAGTCTTCGTTAATAGATTTACCAAATGCCGTATAATTGTCTTTACCAGTTAATTGGATATAACCACGACCACAATACTTAGCACCATCACCAGATACTTCAGGGCCGTTACCCATTCTACCACCGTATACTTTGTTTGCAATTTTTTCTGGTTTGCGCTCGTATTGTTTAGCTAGTGCTTCCGTTGGGAAATATTTTTTGAATATACCCATTAAACCTTTAGCACTATAATTTAAATTTTCTTTTGTTAAACGAAATCCACCAGATTCATGACCACACTGTGCTAGAAAATGAGCTAAGCGTAATGGAGTGTTAATTTGGAATTTTTCCATTACAGCAGGGATTTGAGCTATTACAGCTTCAGGAACATGTCCTTTTAATTTTTCTAAATTCATATCTTTAATTTTTAACTTACTACTACTCTACCTTGTATATCTGTGTTAGGGAATCTAACTTCAAATATAGCAGGATCTAATGAAGGATAAATATTACCGTTCTTAGTTGCACCCGCAATATCATATCCATATTGTGAATAATTTCCTCCTTGTTTATTTACAACTTCTAATTTAGTAACTGATTGAACACCTTTAGTTTGTAATAATTTAGATGTTACATCAGACAAAATAATTGGTTGGTTAATTTGCCATTTGTCTATATTAAAATGATCTTGTAAAACTGATATACAAGAAGTTAAAACATCTTTATTAGCATATCCACTTAATACAGTTATATCAAAATTAACACCAATATTAATATAATAAGCATCTTTAATATTAATAGCATCAGTAACCATTCTATATTGATTAAGGTAAGTTACTAAATTTTCTTTTAATGTTACAGATCCTGTTGTTAATTGTTTATTATTGTTATAAGACAACACATATAAATCTAAAGATAAAGGATTATGATTTTGTGTATGTGCTACTGTTTGTTGTGGGTTTTGGTATAAATCTTGAGATATATATGCTTTAGATACAGTACCGTAATCAGCAGGCATAGCTAATGTTCTTACTATATAATCATCTTTAGTTACAGCTCTTAATTGAGTTGAAAAAGAATATAAAGCGTTTTGTCTAATTTCTTCAACTGTATCTCCATTTCTACCTCCTGTTGATGGGGATGGATTTGAAGATATTACACTATTAATAACAGTAGCAGATAAAGAATCATCTGGGTCTCCGTTTTTAAAGTATATATTTGTTTTATCTATAGCAGTTAAATCATTTACTGGTACGTTTGATGTAATACCACCACCAGTTAAGTATTTAATTGTTAACGAACCTGATGGTGCTAAACCATATTCTTGAGTAAAGAAGGTAGATGCTTCATTGTAATTATTAGTTAATAATGAAATACCAGGTACAGAACCTGCTTCAATATTACCTGCTGTTGGAATAATTTGACTATCTGTTTTATCTGTAGATAAACCTGCACCAAATTCTAATTGTAATGTATTATCAGATAATATTCTAGAAACAAAACGTCTAGGAACTCTTTGTAATTGTAATAAATAAGGTACTTGATCTGAATTAACTCCGGGATTTGATATTTTTTGGAAAACAGAAGTTTGAGCTAAATAAGGAACTTCATACCAAAAATTACCATCACTTCCCGTTACATTCAATATTTGTAATATATTAGTATCTTCAATAACAGCAGTTGCAAACTTTTGGTTTGCTGGTATATTAATAGTAGTTTCTTGAATTTCAGCTGATATTGCAGGAACTGATTTTTTCATTAAGTAAAAATCACTATTCATAAAAGTAATCTCTGCACTACCTGTATTAGTAAAATCTATTTGTTGAGTTGTTAAAAACTTAGTACCTGTTGAAGTAGAAGTTATTGGGGTATTTGCTGGGATGATTAAACCGTAAGTTGTAACATCTGGTTGTGTGCTTATTCCTCCATCATTAGAAACAGAAGGGACCATTTGATATACATCAACTATAGTATTTGAAGCATATGATGCTTTAGGGCGATAACCCATTACATATGCTTGAGCATACAGGTTTTCTTTTTCCTTAGCGTATAATAAGAAATTTTCTTGTACTTGAGTATCTAAATAAAATGAAGTAACGTCACCAACATAGGAAGCCATCTCGATAAACATATTACCTGGTGTTGCTTCTGTAAAGTCATTGTAAGTTGTTGGGAAATATGTTTTTGCATATTCTTGTAATGCCGATTTAAAATCAGTAAAACTTTTATTTAAATATGATATATTTTTATCTTCGTTAGCCATTTTTATGTAATTGTTTCAAATTGTATTGTTACTTGTCCTGGTGAATTTGATATTATTATTTGGTAGTCTATTGTTACGTTTATAGCATGAAAATCAATATCAGGAGATACTACTATATCATTAATTTGTATTTCAGGCATAAATGTGTTTACAGCCTCTACTATACTATTTATAATATTCTGTTGTGTTTCTTCAGTGATATTTTCAAACAACTGTCTTTTAATATCACACCCAAAAGTTGGATTCAAAACTCTTTCACCTTTAGCTGTAAGTAAAAGATTAATTAAATTAGATTTAATTTGATCCTTAGTAGTATATGTACTCTTAAAAGGTTTTTTAAAAGGTAGTGATACCCCAATAGCAATATTCTTCTGTAAATCTAACGGATTTACACGTGTTGTTTGAGGTATTGGCATATTAATCTAATTGTCTTAATCCTGATCTATCCATTGGTGTCATATTAGCAGCGGCGTCATTTATGAATGCTAAGTATGGATTTACTTTTTCTCCTGTACTTTCATCAACAGCATCAATTACTTTTAATTGTTGTTGGGGCTGTTGAAATCCAAAAGCTTCACCCATTTTACTGCGCAAAGATGCTCTAACATCTGGGTTACCAGGTATTACATCATTGCTAGTATAGCTAAATGATTTTCCTTCACGTAATGTTTTTTTCTCTTGTTTAGCCATGTGCTCTTCAAGAATGTATGGTAATTCTTCATGAATAGCATCAATCACTGCTTCTTTAATTAATTTTTTAAATACTTTAGTGTTCATAATTATAAATATTTTATCCTTGTAAATTTCGTTGATCAATAATTAGTTTTAACTGGTCTACCAAGTCGTTAGGGTCTAGTGTAAATGAATAATCACTTTTTAATACTTCAACACCATCACGATCAATAGCAACGGCATAGCGGCGTTTATTTCCTTTAACAACAACTGCTTGTTGAGCACCTAATGTTTGTTCTTCTTTAATAGCAAATTTGAATCCTTTATATAAACCAAAATCACCACCTGTTGGAAGAAAATCATTAGATAAATCAGCGAGTTGTTGTTCATTTAGATTTGTTGCGGCTTGATTATCTAATAAATCACTTACTTGTTTTAATCTTTCAATTAATGCATTTAATTGAGCAATTTCACTTTCTAATATACTAACGGCAATAGTAGATACAACACTTATAGATACAATTAATAAGGCTGCTTTATTTAAAGATTTAACAATTCTTGTAATTAAACTTACAGGAACACCAACACCAGGAGGTACAGCAGTTGGGATTGGGATAGCAGATAGTACAGCTACTATTGCTGTAAATATTGCTATATATAATTCTATTTGTCTAATTATTTGCTGTAAACTAGATAATTTATTAATACTATTATTAATTAAAGTAACAGCATTATTTCTTAAATTAGTTGCAATTTTAATAGTTTCGGGAGTATTAGCTTGTTCAATATAAGCATTTACTTGATCTACTAGTTCTTCTAATTTTGCTCTTTGAGATAAAACAGCAGCAAACTTATTAGCTAATTGTAATGCAAGAATAGGTGCTAAAGTTTTAGCAGCATTTTTAGCTACTTTTTTTGCTAAAGCTCTTCTTGCTTTAGCTCGTTCAGCTTTATTTCTTGTTTTTCTTTTTTTCTTTTTAAGTCTACGTTTATTTAATTTATCCTTTATTTTAGCATAAGGATCAGCAATTATTTTTGCTAAATCTTCTTTAAGTTTAGCATCTAATTCTTCTAATTCTTTTACTTTAATTTTATAAGCAGCATTTTCTATTGCAACAGATTTATCATACTTCTCTTGAGTTATCTGTTTTTCTTTTAATAAGACCTCTAAACGTTTTAATTCAGTATTATAATCAGAAGCAAGTTTAATTTTTAAAGTAACTATTTCTTGAATTTGATTCTTTAGCTCTTCAGCTTTTCCTAAAGCAGCTTTAATTACTTTTTCTTTAGCTTTATTAATTAATTGGTCTCCAAAAGTTTTAATTGCAGCTGATGATGATATTGTTTTAAGAACATCAGGAGAAACTACAGCACCTACATTTACGTTGTTTGCCATTAAGCTGTAAAGTTTTGTTGTGATAAAATTCCCTCTAGATTATTATTAATTCGATCTATATCATTTAACAACCCTTCAGCAGCCATATTGATATCTATAGCAGGAGCACCTTCAGGTGAACCAACAACGGATGATAAGGCATTACCAAAATTATATAAACTATCAAGTAGATTTTCTAATAAAGTATTTAATTTATCACCTAATACTAAAGGTTCAGTTGGTAAACTGTTATTTACAGTACCTAAAAAAACCGTATTACTATTAAGATGAACACGCTCATTAGCATTTAAATTAATAATATTTTTAGTATTTAACTCAATATTTGATTTAGCAAAAATCATTACCTCATCACGTTTAGAATTTAATACTACTCTATCACTGTTAATAATAACCTGAGAATTAAAGTATCTAGATGCGTCAATTGGTTTAGTTAGTGGATTAAGAGTTCCAGTTCGGTCTGTTTGTAAAGGAATTTGTTGTGTTGAAGTTAAATAAATAGAAGAAGCATCTTCATTTATTCTCTCAACATGGAATTTTTCTTTAGGATTATAAGCAAATCCATTTGATAATATAGTAATAGGACTATCATCATTTCCAGTACTACTCCATTCATTTAAATCGTTATACAATTTAGTTGTTGAACTAAAACGAAGAGCATTACCTTGTCTTCCTTGAACTATATGATCTCCTTCAAATGACAATAAAGATCTTATATTAGGATTTTCTACAAAAGTAATCCCTAAATTATCTTTAGGATCTGCTGGCTGTGAATTTTGTTGGTTATTATTCCATAAATTAACAACACCAGTATAATATTTTTGATCTGCAGTACTGTTAAGTGAAATTTGAGAGTTTGAAGAAGGTGCATCAATTATTGCTACTAATTCTCCTAAAACAGGATAATACTGAAATTGAGGAAACATTGGTTTAGCAATGTTACATAAATCTAAAAATTCGTCTCCTGTGCCAGTAATGTTTTTAGAAGAATTATAATCAAGATAAAATACAGATCCTACACCATTAAAACCTCCTGCTTTTTTAAACATTTTTTCACTAGGAGTATTTTCAGTAGTTACCACACCATATACTCTTCCTACTTGTAAAGAAGGAACAGCAGAAAAATTATTTCTTCCTTGTACAGATAAAATGTTAGAAAATCCACCTATATTATACTTCATATTTGACTATTTAAGCTTGATATTGTGGAGCTTGTTGTAATAATTTCCTACTATTATCTTCTACTTGTTTTTGTTCTTCTAATAAAGCATTAATTTCATCCATATTAATTAATTCATCTCCGCTATTAGCATTAGTAGTTGCAGCACGTTGTGCAATACCTGCCATTTTAACTAATTGTTCGTTATTTTTTACATTAACGTCAATTAAATCCTTAACAACAGGCATCAAATTTGTGGCGTTTCCCACATTAGCTGTCGCCATTGGTTTCATAGTTTCAATGAAATCCTCAATCTTCTTATCAATATCTTTATTATTCTTGTGTATTTGTTTAAATAAATCCGACAAGGACGTATTACCAAATACATTTATATCATCAAAATTAGCCATAATTGCGTTTATCAATAAATATAAATAATTAAATCTTTATATACCCGTGCTTGTAGTATTCATTATACAACTGGACATAGATAAGTTTAAGTTTCTTGATAATTTTAGTAATCTGAGGAGTGGATACGTCTGTAATTTCGCGTATATAAATGTATAATGCTTTTTTATTGAATATTTCTAATGTTTCGCGTTTGCGGAATAATTCAACTATAGCGTCTGCAGTTTGAGCGTCTTGTTTTTTAGGGAATAATCTAAATAAATGAGCATCTATATACTTAATATATTGATCCATAAATCCATTTCCATCCATTAAACTTTCTATATTACGATCGTTTTCATATAGATGCATTTGTTCTTCATCTGATTCATCTACATCAACTTTCTCTTGAAGTTTTTTATAGTTGTTTTCGTTGTAAACAATTAAATAACGTTTAGCAATAGTGCCAAAATAAGAGAATGCTTTACCCTTTTCAGGTTTATACAAGTGAAGTTTCTCAAGTAAGAAAGTAATTACCTCATGTTTAAGTTCTTCAATCGTATCAGTATCGGTATAGTAAAACTTAAATGTATGAATAATATTTTCGGCTAACTTATAAAAGCCATATTCAATACGTTCATTATAGATACGATTACGTTCAGCCATATTTTCAGTAACAAGATATTCAACAATGGCATCTTCAGTATCTTGAGTAAAATAGATACGAGGTTCTTTCGGTTTACGTTTACGTGGTTTACCTCGTTTAGTAAGTGCTAACTTATCGTCATCAGCAAATATATCATAATTATCGTAATAAGACATAGTGATTTCCTAGTTTTACTCCCAATATATGGAAGGAAAATCACATAACCAAGCTACTTGTTAGAAGAATTAAAATCAC